TGAAAATGGTAAGAACCATGGTCAGGAACTCTTACAAGATCGGAGCCTACAATGTAGGTGAGCTCGTATCGATGTGGAAGGAGTTTACTAACTACCTTCTACACCGCCACGCCAAATCCACCATGTATGATGGAGGAAGCGTGAAGGAACTGTCCACCAAATCGATATTTCGAAAGTGGCCAGCGATCATGGAGGAGGTCTATGGATTCACAGACCCTTTTCCAAGAGACAAGGTGAAGATTCTTCAGCATATTGTCTCTACGCGGCAAATGCCCTACTGTGGTAGGGCAACTGCCGTGAAGGCTCTAGAGAAGTTTAAGAAAACTATCTCTGAGCCCTTTAACGCGGACCCTGAATTTATTAATTCATTGAGGTACCACGCTTTCCGAGTCGGGCAATTCTGCAAAAGCAGGGCACCCGCCAAGGTACTAGATGGTATTACACACTTTAGTGTGACATCATCCGGTTCAGAGAGCTGCCCCATTAGTAAAGGGGGCAACGCTGCTGCAACCTTTGAAGCCCTCAAAAGAGAGATGACAGAGGTTCCTGAAGAGGACTCGGTGGAGGATACTCCATTTGGTCCTCTTATCAAGAAGGAGGGTGTCCAATTATGGAAGACGGCCTATCGGCCGGAAGTCCCTGCATTCTTTAGACCACAAGGTCAATTCGGTGCTGAGAAGGAAATATCCCCACTCACACACAGAATTATCTGCGGCTTCGATGAATACACCGGAGAGCAGATACGGTACGTAGCTTGGAAAAATCTTCCCAAACTACCCACCGTTCGCGGCGAAGTCATCCCAGAGATGGGTGACAAAGGCCGTGTTGCATCGTGCGGAGACTATTGTCTCGGCCCTTTGCAATCACCAATTTCTCATTTAATAAAATGGTATCTTGGTTTTCACCCTTCAGCGAAATCTTCGCTTCAGAAGTGTGACCAGGCTTGGGAAAGCCTGAAAATCCTGTGTAAGGTTAAACATAACCCAGACAGAGATTCCGTCCTATCAACCGACCTAGAGTCGGCTACGGACGCAATCCCTCCAGATGTCGCATTAGCGATCATGAAGGGATTTATTGTAGGGGCTGGGCTATCGCCCGAAGACCCTGCAATTGAGACATATCTCTCAACGATAGGTGAGAGACTTGTCTACCTTAGAGATATGGATGAATACGTCCATCTCAAAAGGGGAGTTTTAATGGG